TGCCACTCACTTCTGGCCCTGGGAGCATTAGCTTTTCAAATTTCATCCCCAGCGAGTCAGCTGTCCAGGCTGTTGGCGCGCCGCTGCGGAAAGTTAGGCGATATTCTTTCATCGCATCTGCAGCCCTCTTCCAAATCCCCACCCCGCTTGAAGTTGTAAAGGGAATGGCGCCCGCTGCGGCAAAAAACTCACTGCGAAATCGCTTATAGCGACTATCATAATAAGGTTTAAAAATATTTTTCACAGTTTCAGTGCTGCGATTTCCAAATGTAGAAATTATAGTTGCAGGAGGAAGCTTGGCGTTGGATGTTGATAGTTTATAATATGCTTCCAGTTCCACTTTTAATTTCATATATTTTTGTAATTTTTGCTGCAACCAGTATTGTGTACCATCTAGAAAATTCAGTTCTACTTGATATTGATAAGAGCCAACAGCTTGAGCAACCATATTATAATCACTAAAAACAAAGTATCTGGTGTAATCAACAGCATTTGTGCTTGGTGATAAAACAAAGTGTTTTTCTCGAAGATCTCCAACATTATTATATGTAGATTCTGCTGTTCCCCACACTACGTCTTGTATGCACGCAACTGTTCGTATCGGCTCCTCATGAACTTTATCGTTCTCAAACTTCTCATAACCATCGATACCATGCGTACTGTTAACTCGCGTTCTCTTAAGAGAAAGTTCAATAATTCTGTTGCTCTCCAATATCTCAGATACGGTATTGTAATTGATATGGGCCAAATCACTCAAATAGGGGAATAGTTGCGAATTATTTTTTAACAAACTATAAATATCAATATAAAACATACCATGTACAGCGCCCTGAGAGTCTCGAGAAATATAAAGCTTTGAATATTCTGTGTCATTATCTTTCGCGAAGTCTTTTTTCGCCTCTTTTTGAAGTGGACTAAGAATAACTCCCAATTCTTTTTCTATTTTTTTATAATTTGGACCAATATTAGATACTGCATCGGGACTAGGTTCCCCGAAGAGATCTGGTATTTTTTGATCAAGCGGATCCGTAAAATCCTGCACAAGAGTGTTTGGCCACGTTGCAACTTCAAGCTTTTCGTTTTCTAAATCCGGCGAATGAAACTCACCAGTCATATATCCTTGATAATTGTCTCCTGGCACTGGGTTGTTGGGTCCATGATAGTGTACGGGACCGGTCCAGGGGCGCCCTTGAAGGTTTACAAACACTTCTCTAGTATCAACAATCTTTCCGCCCTTTATAATAACCTCGGCAGAAATAGGACCTTCCATGTTTAGCTGATCAGCATACTCCTCTGCAAGTGGATTAATGCTTGCTAGGTGTGTTGCCAAATCTAAACTAGTATACGCCGCAATTCCTAAATTTCGGTTAACTGAAACACTTGAATCTCTCCAATAAAACTCATGAGTCAAAGGTATGGCATAATAAACATGACCATTGTGAACTTCCTCCCTGATGCCTTCCTTGTGCGCGGTGTCTGGATTGCGCAGCGCAGGAAACACGGATGGGAGAGGCATTGCAGTGTGTTTATTCAAGCTTCCCGCCTTCCCGCCGGCAAAAGCTTTTGGATCAGACCATGGATCGCGATCTGCGCTCAAAGCCTTGTGCAGAAAAATCGATTTATCATCATCCCACTTTTCATCCCCGGGGTTGGGTAGTGGATTGGGCTTTCGCATCATATATACATATTTTCTTGACTGTACTGTTATTATATTCAACCGAAAAAAATCAAACATACTGGTTATTGTTTCGGGGCCATCGGTTAGATCTAAGTCTATATCATTGAGCCATGATTTAGTAAGCAGCTCATCTTTGCGTTGATAAAGCTCCATTTGTACTGAAATTTTATATTTTGCCGGCCCACCGTCTTTATCTTCAGTAGCATCTTCAATAAGAACATTTTTAATATGCACATGTGGTAGAATACCGCCGACAAGGGTATCTAACACCGGCGTGGTTCCGGCCCTGGCGGCGCTGTGGAGGACGTCCACAGGCGTATTTCCAACAGGATCCGTATTTGTTTGCGGTGGGCCCGTGGTCTCCGCGCCTCCGGTGAGGTCATATACCATCAGCAAACCTCCCCTGGATCGTCGGTTTCTGGTTCATAGATATCAAAAACCTTTTTGCGCTCTTCTTCTTCCAAAATTTTACAATTTTTGAGCTTCTTGTCAATAAAAACGCCTTTTTTCGTCATATCAACGTCTAAATCACATATAATCTTTTCATTAATTTCGTCATCAGCCAATAAATCGAAATAATAAGCAACATTTCCCTGCGTTAGAGGTGGCTGAGAGATATTAATAAAGTCAAATTCTTTATCAAAAGGTTGATTCTTGATAAATTCCAGCGGTCTGAGTGTTTCTGTAGTGTTGTTGCCTGCATCATCTTTATCTTGAACAATATCAAATACTTCAATATCAAAATTCTTCTTTTGAAAAGGAGCGTTTTCTTCATTTAGTTTAATAATAAAATATGTATCTTCTTCTCTAGTGACAACTCCAACAATCGCACCAGGATCTTCAGTTTCATAAAAATCAGTCACATCGGTTGGAATATATTCAATTTCCAGCTCTGATTCCAGTTGCGGTATTTTTAATGTATTCTTTCCAGCATCTGCAGTTAAAGTTAAGGACGACGTCATCGATTCAAGCTTCCCTTTAAGAAAATGAACTGACATTGCAGGCGCATTTTCTTTATTAATGTCTGAAGTGCCAATTGGTTGAGGAAGTGCATAGTTTTTAATTGCCGTCGGTTGCTGGCTCTTGCCGCCTGTTTTTTCTTGCCCGGAAAGAACCTTGTTGTAATTTTTCAAAAACTCTTTCTCCAAGCTAGAAAAAGATATTTGAGCTTTCATGGTTGGAGTTTCTTCAATTCTTGATTGAGAATTATTCTGTTCTTCTCTTAAATTTTGAAGTTCGATATTGTATAGAATATTATCATCGTGAAAAGAATAATAAACGGGCTTAAATTTACCTTTAGACAGCAAGTGCCGGCCAAATTGAGTTAGCTGGAGATCAATAACTTCCTCTTTTTTGTTAAAAAACTCCATTATTTAATAACCTCATATTCAATATCTATCTTAGCCTTCTCAAGTAATGAAAAATAATCATAAGGCCAGTTTGCACCATAAAGTTCCTTAGTGGAAAGAGAATCTACCTGATGGAGATAAGCAGAGCCGGCTGCAGCTCTATTAACTCCCTGATTTCTTAAAGCCACATCAATCTGTCTTTCGCGATATTTGCCATAATCTTGAGCTGCCCGTTGTTTTACTTTAAAAACCATCCAACGTAATTTTTCAAAATATTCCGCTGAGGTTTTTGGACGATTTTTAGATATATATCCATTGAAAGCCTTTCCCTGTAATACAAGGTTTATTGCTGTAGTATTCAAAAACTGTCCAACGTTGCTATCCACAAATGCTTGGCGCGCGGGCCCGTGAATATCGGTGCCGGCGGCGGCGGCCGGAGAGCCCGGGGGCGCCCAGCCAGAACCCAAAAGATCGGGACTCCACCCAGAAAGAACTTGAACACCTGGCTGCAAAATAACGTCACTTTTAACTTTTGTGGCACGTAATGAAACATCAGGCATCAAATTTTGCCAGATATGCATCAAATCAACTCGATCTAAAGTATGTTGAAACGGGGCAAGCACCATTTGGAACGGCGACACTGCAGAATTATTAATAAAATCGAATTCTGGCGGCAGCATATACCCAACGCGTCCTGGATCTCCAGAGGTTGTACCAATACCAATTAGTCTCTTTATCATTCTGCCAAGATCCATTTTTTCAACGTGCCCTAAAGCGTGTTTAAAGTCAACCCATGTTTTTTTACACCTCTCGTTTTCTTCAGATCCTGGAGTGGTTAAGTGATCCACCAGTAATACACTAAGGGCATTCTCAAATAAAATCGGATCGATCTTTAAGAAATATTTTCCTGGTATAATAGCCTCTTGTAGCGTTCCAGCGATAGTCCGACGCTGGCTTTTCATAGATACTGGCGAAGCAAAGTCCATATCAACATACCACGGCTCTTCAAAATAAGGAATTGCAACAATTGCCTCAGATATGACTTTTTTTGCAGCAATTTTACCAATTGGCATTGGACTGGCATAATCTTTAAAGCCCAATAGATCCACCAAGGACCCAGTTACGCCCTCAGAAAATACTTCGCTTCTAGTAGTGACATACCCAGATTTTGCTGCAGCGCTATCAAGATCTGTTGCAAAAGCGGTCGCATCGGATATTTCTGGACTATAATTTTCTGGAAATGCTTCAGATATCTGAAAATATATTCCTTTTTTCTCGAGGGATGCGCGATCTTGTGTTGGATCTGTAATGGCAAATGTTAACCCGGCTTTTTCTAATACAGCAAGGTCGACGTCGGCGCTATCTTTGTTTACAAGGCCATAAATCTTTTCCATATTTGTGAAATGAGTCTTCATATATTCTAGATCTTCTCTACTATAGGGATCAACACCATAGCCCAACCACATTGAGCGGCCGGACAGAAAATCATAATAAGGAACTGTTCCTTTGATCTTTTTATCATAAATCTTTTCATGTTCGCCATACATGCCGGCCTCAGTGATGGCATAACCAAAATCACGATAGTTTTTTACATTACGAACTATAGTTCCCGGGAGACCAAAATCTAAAACAGGACATACCCACTTTGGCATCATGGCCCAAACGTGCGTTTGTGGCTCAGAATCACGAAATTCTGGGAGACTTTGAACTGGGATTAACTGCGGCACAACGCCAGGTGCAGTGGACATGCCATGCCCCCCTGCTCCACCAAAAATATCAAAACTAGATTCAATTTTCATTCTCGCAACGGAGCCTGTTGAAACAGATTCCGGGGTTGGTATTTTAGGACATAATGAAGATGATGGAAATCGCAAAGAAGAATATCCCGCAACATCGGATCCAGTCAGGCCTGTAATATATTCTTCAAAATATAAAGATTGATCCCGGATTTTTGCCACAAGGTCTACAATATTAATTTCAGACTCAGTGGCTTCATATTTCATAACTATCGACGATGGGCCATAAAAATAAGGCGGCGTTACATGGTGGTATGCAGGATCTGTAATATTATCAATTAAGCCGTTGTCGCAGGTGCTTCCAAAGTCGTTGTCGCCACAGCCTTGATAGATTCCGTAACCCGGGTTGGTTGTCGCGCCAGATATACTAGATAATGGATTTGTCATCGAAGAGCTTGGGCCGCCATCGGAGAAACTACGGTGCACAACTTCCATCGGGGGGCCAAAGAAGGCGCCTCGCATCGATGCACTAGCAAAATCCCTAATATATGGCACATCAGCAAAACGTGGCCCCTCACACATAACATGACTTTCTCCCATGTACAAATTAACGGTCATGTAATATGTGGTACCTCTTTCAACCTTAATGGTTGGGTGCGCTGGCTTAGAAACCGCTATAGGCATCCGGAGATCAAAATATTTACCAAGACCATCGGTAGTTTTTTGAATAAAGAAATTTATTGTTTCTGCTAAAAAGTTATTAATTGAAGATTCATATATTCTTCGCTCAATATTGTATGATCCGGGGTGCGAAAAGCCGGCCATTTCACCAGTCGGGGAGAAGTGTGGCCTAAACGCATGCTCAGAAGTATTTCGATGGGTCGGATACTCGCGTGATTGCTGGTCTGCGAGGCCCACAGTCCCAAAATACCACTTAAATGCGCCCTCGAGGTTCGAGATGCCTGAGGAAGCTGAAATCTGAATCAATCGCTGTTGTTCAAGCGACAATGAGTGCGCGCTATGTATGGTTACAACAGCCCCAGACACAGAAGCCGTCAAAATTTGATTGCTGCGGCCGGGGCCCGTGTTGGGCCAATAGTCCACGAAATAAGATCCCTTTCCTGATGTAGGGTTCATGCCGGCAGTTCCAGTGGCATGTGTGTTGATGGCAGCTGCTATATTCGTTGCACGAACAGCTTCATCATCATTCCACGCATATTGAATAACTACTTCATTTGGACTAATCGTTGGGACAGCCGGGGAGGCTTTCGCCGTAAACGAAAATTTGGCATAGGCCGGCCACGCCGAAAGATAAACTATAAATTTTTCATTATTGACGCCACAATCGCCGGCGGAACAGTCGGTGGCGACGAGTGTCGCAGATCCAGTAGCAGTGGTCCATGCATGAGGATCGCTAGCAAGGCTCCCCTGCACATTGTGGCCGCGATCATTATCAAAAAAATCATCAACCATATATATATTTCCATCAGAAAGCTTGTTAGCTAGATTAGAATATACGCCTTCAAGAACATCTAGGTTATAAAGAGCCTCAAATGGCATCTGATACTTGTGTTTGCTCATCAAAAACGTTGGCATTGCAGAAGCAACGCCCATCATAGAACCATATCCCATACTAATAGTTTTTTTTGGGTCGTGGCTATGTGGCCAGGTACCACAGTTGCCGGCTGCCTCACATACCGTAGCGTCGCCAGAGACATCCCATGAGGCGCCGTCGGCGCTCGAACTCAAAAATCGTCCTGTCGAAGTGCCGCCGCGGGTGTCGTGCGCATAGGGGCCAAAATCCGAAACAATGTTTGGATTTCCATAATAACGTGGGGGCTTGTGATAGAGCGGATAACTAACTGCAATCCCAGATTTGATAGAATTATACATAATTCCCGGGGCAAACAAAGGCTCTATAAAACTTTGAGTTGCTGCAGCTGCAATTGTGGTGAGTTTAGGATAATTTTCCAGAATCTCAGCATGAGGGGTAAAAGATGATGTATACTTCAAGCGCTCATATACATCAGGATCGTGGCTAATTGAAGATGTATATACATCAGCCAGCTGGGCGCCTAGAGTTATAGTACGATTAACAGGATAAAAATCTTTATAAGGTAAAAGCTTTTTAATTGCTCGAAAACTAAGACGAACCGTCGAAGGGACGGTTTCTTTATCCGCAATAAACGCTTTATCGTCTTGTTCTAGCAATTTAGCAAAATTCTCACCGGCCTCAGTATGGCCGTGGCGCTCATAAAAATTCACGCTTACAGGATCAGTCCTCCAGCTTTCTACCACAGGATCCTGATTATAGTTTGTTTCTACAACATCGCCGGCTGGTATATAATGATAGACTTGCTCACTAGATGGTAACTCAACATCGGCTGCACTTTGAGAAATGACATTGATGTTCACTTCCCCAACTTGGTTAAGCTCCGGGCCCTCTTGTTTATATTTCGTGCGCACACCCTCTAAATTCAAAAAATTAGCCACATGCTTCACCGGCTTATATAAGTTTCTTATGAGTCGTTTTCTGGAATTTAAAACATAAACGGGAACATCTTTTTCTGACGCCTCGCGAAGTACTTCATCATATTCTTCTTGGTTAAGAGACAACCTAAACTCTGGCAATATAGAATAGTCTCGAGACATCGGAGTTATATCAGACACGAATTCTAAATACGTATTATGCATTGGGGCGCGTTCAGAAAGCTCATCTAATCTCCATAGCGGCTGAAAATATGGCCATGCGTGGCGAAGAAACTGAAAGCTGGCTGTCGAAGTTTGATAACCAAGCTGAGTATCGGTGAGCCAAACCTTGTCTGCGTGCATAACGTGATGTCTGTTCGTTGTCCAGTGATATACAAAACGGCCCGGGAGGAGTTCGGTCGCGTCGTCGTTGCCGTCCAGGATACCACCGTAGTCACTGGCCATGTTTGCCTTGGATGGTACGTTTCCGGCGGGATATCCCGGGGGATCGAATTCTACAGGACCTCTTTTATAAAAAGTAATTGTAGGCTTTGTGCTATAAATTAGCTCTCCTGCTGCACCTGTTCGAAAGCTGGGTGGGGAAGATTCGACGTCTCGATCATTCCTGTATTGCCCGGTGAGGTGGTCAAGGCCCTTGAGGGCTATAATATCTATCGGCTCAGTAGGGGGTTTGGGGGCGCCTTTTAAAAACCAATCAACTGATGTTGGCCATTTATCCTGACACTTGCCAAAAGCGAAGGGATCAGATTCTTTATTGCACTCATCCTCATCAATGGTTTGTCCATCGCACTTATAGGGCGTCCCAAGCCGATTTGGTGCCAGACCCAAACAAACGTGGCCACGTGAATATTGACCACCATATGGTGTCCACTGGCCATGCGCTTCCTTTTCTCCCCACACGAATTTCGACTTCCCCGCGCTGGAAATGGTGAACTCAGAAGGCAGTCTTTCAACAGTAGCTATGTGGGCCGGCCAATCTAGTGGCCACATGCTTATCAAGCTAAAGTCATATGGCTGGTGGTCCATTTTTTGATTGATTATATAGTCTTTTGTGATGGCGTCATCTGCTGCAGCGCCGTTTGGCCCAACCCAATCCTTAGCCTCGTAAGCTGGTACAGAAGCTGTTGGTGTTGGATCTGTAAAGTCCGGGGTACCGTCCGAGTCAAAATCAGGCCCAATCTTTGGTTCGTGAATCAGATGAGCTTTTGTAATTACAGAACAAGTAATTTCAGCATAACCAACGCCGTATATGTTTGGGTGGGATTCACCAGGTACATCTAAGTCCCCAAATTGAATAATGGCGTCCTCTTTCTTGAAGCTATTATACCACACAGCAATTCCAGACCCAAACCATGGTTGCCCATACACGGGAAGCCAAAGAGGGTTCAACGCTTGCATGGCAGCAAGATCTGGCTTCGAATATAAGCCATGAGACATTTCCCAACCCTCGATGTACTGACCATCTTTCTGGTAAGTATTCCAAACACCGTGCCATGGCAATGCCCATGGGTGGTTGATTGAACTATAGGGCGTCTGTGCAACGAGCATGCTGCGATTGCCTATTTGGGGCCTAAGATGATATGGTCTTATTCTATCACACTTATTTGTTCGCCAGAAACTTCTTATGTGGGAAAGTCGGCGATGCATGCCATTTTCATGGTAGCCACGCACCTCTTCGTAATTCAAGCGCTGTCGTGTAAGCGTTCTAAATGTATTGACTTCTTTGGGAAATATTTGTTCTCTGAATAAGAAATTTCGTGATTCCTGAAGCTCTCGGGCGCTAGCGTAGAAAAAACCATACACTTCTTTGTTTCGAAGATGTCGACCAGCCTCAAGATCTACAGTAGCACCATCGCTAATTCCATGAATCTCGTTCATTTCAGGATTTGTGAAAAAATGCAAACCATTAAACAGCGTACTACGAACAACAGCTGTGACAGTTTCCGCGTCGGCGGCGAGATCTCGAACATCATCAACCCGATAAACAAATGGACTATGCCTAGTAACAACCGGTGGCTCATAATAATATCTTGTATTTGACTCAACACCTCCATTACATGTAAATCTGGGGGTTGCAAGCGTAAGCTTAACCGGAGGCAAGAAGCTGGACGGATCCGTTTCGAGAATATCTTTCGGTGAAGGATAATCTATAATTATGTGATGTGGATAATCGTCCTCACCTGGCATCGTGGGAGGGCTTTTTGTATTCCCAGGCCACTTAAAATATTCATTACTTTTTTTAGTAGTTCCCGCGGGGCCCAAAGGATCAACAGAAATAATATTATTTGCTCGATGGTTTCTAGCTAACTTATGTTCAGCATTTCGTATTTGCTTCCACATCGGATGTTCATAAGGGCCATTTCTGTTTAATAACAAATTATTTAAATAATCTGCATCGTTTTCAAGAGGTCCAGAGGCAAACCCATATAATCCAGCCGCATTTGGATTAATATTTTGCACTGACGATGGGTTTTGATTATCATAATCTCCCGAAGAGCCAGCCTGAAGTAAATTACATCGGCGCGAGTAAGGCGCATCGATACCGCCACGAAAATAAATCTTGTCCTGCGAAAAAGGCGCCTTATCATCTTTCGTAGTATCGTCGACCCCTTGATTCTCGCCTGAATCGGGGGCGTCGTCGCCATTATCGCCGTTGCCTCCGCCGGTCTCGTAGACCACCGGTTGATCTGGATCATCGCCGACCGTGATTTCGAAATCAAAAGTGGGATCCCCGTCGACGTATGTAGGTTCAGCGTATATAGGCTCAACGTATATATTGTCCTCAAAACCGCCTCCTACAAGATCTCCTTCTGACGTCGAAGTTACCTGTAATATCACCTCCGACACAGGCATCCCGCCTTTAATTTTAGTAGGTTCGGGAAGTATTTTGACAATAAAGCTCTCGTTGGCCTTGTCAGTAATTGCATCTGCAAGTATTTCCGCCACAGCCTCAGTCGTTCCGGCGGCGCCAACATCGCCGGCCTCTGTGACATCAAGAACGTTGGCGCCCTCGTCAAAACCAGATTCCCCTATATCATCTAAAACTTGATCATCGATACCGCTATCTTTTTTATTACCCTTGTCCTGAATTATAACCATTCCCAGAGGTTTATCCGAGCATGGATCCGCGCCACAGTCGTCTGTTTCTGGTATCCAACCTATTGCGATGACAGGTTCATCACAACCCTGGCTAGTACAGGGACTTCCTACATCAGCACTGGTCTTAGCACATATAATGATTTCGTGTCCGCTTGCTTGAGCCGTCAAAAAAGGATTTACCACAGAGTTTGCGGTAATTGCGGCCGCGATGGCGAGAGCAGTGGCTTCTTTATTTGCCTCGCCACCAAAGCCAGTAAAAGACGTCGCATCGAAAGCGGTTGGCGAGGCGGCAACATCGCTTATGACAAAAGCATCATCAGTGCTCATGCCCGCAATTGAATTAATAACAATTTTTCCACAAGTCTTGCCAAGTCTCACGTGACCATCTGTAATTAATGTTCCATTAATGGGAATATTTCCCTTTTGGCCGGCAGTTTTCATCGTTACATCAACATATTCATTGTCGCCTGTAATGGTCTCAATGTCTAAAAGCGCGCCGGCGGCGGTGCTGCGAGAAGAGGAGCTTACTCCATATTGAGCTGCCTCATTTAATGATTCCTTAATTGCTTTAGCCAAGTGACTAGTCGTGGTGATTCCGCTAACACCAATTTTGGTTGCAGTGGATTGAGTGTAGGTTAGGTTAGTACCATCCGCGAGGGCGCCCACTGTGTTTGTTGTGTAACTTCCTCCATTCACAATACTATTAGTAAAATTTGTACTGCACGATATGGTTGTGTTTCCATTCGTGCCACCAACTCTTTGTGTTAAAGCTACAACAGCGTCACTAACGGAGGTTAAAATTTCGGCGCCATGGCCTATGGACATGGCTGTTATAAGGTTTAAAGCTGACTGGGCTGCAGTGGGACCTTGTTGATAATATATCGTCTGCACGCTAGATGTTGATGATAAGTCAATACGCTTAGACTCTCCAGTGGGTATATCATCACAATCTCCAACAGCTTCGTATGCCACTATAGTGCCATTAGTACTTTCAAAAGTCACTGTCGAGGCTTTCACGGCGGGCGCGCTAAACTCAAAAGATGCTGCGGCCGCGGTGCCAGCTGAACAAGTTGCCGAATATCTCGTTCCTAGAACATCTTTGAATGTTAAGGTGGCGCCGTGGATATATCCAGGGCTTAAGCCCCTACCGCCTATAAAATATGTAGCATGAACATAGTCGCCAGTATTAGTAAGCTTGATCGCTGCGTTACCAGCAATGCCTGGGTTGTCTTGAGTTAGTTTAATTATGTTTCCGCGGGACGCAGCATCCGTTCCGGTGAGCGGATCACCAGCTAAAGTACCTTCCGACTCCGCAGTAATGTTAAGCGTGAGGCTGTTGCCAGTATTTCCTGTTGTCGCATTAACAGCCAGCAAAAAATCAGCTGCATCGGCTGCAGCTGCAGTGAGCGGGGGGGTGCGTGCGTTGCTAGCAATACCGACTATAACTTGACCACTACCATTTTTGCTACCATCGACTGTATCGACAGAGGTGTCAAATACATAAACTACAGCATTTCCATCAGCATCCCTTAATTCAACTGTACCGCCATTAGCTACGGCGCCTTCGAAGGCAATTTCTCCACGGGCTCGCGATGCTGTCGGTGTAAATTTAGCTGTTGCGGCCACATCTGTTGCTCCTGCGCCACCGAATGTAAAAGTGTAAAATCTATTTCTGTCAACAAATGTAAGCTTATCTCCAACAATCGAGCGAACCGGAGGACAAGCATCAACATCTTGAGTTGTGTTCGCTGAATTTATAGTTATAAGAACCGATCCTGCGGCTGCAGATGAATAAATCGGATCCCTCGTCAAAGTATTCATACCAGAATAATCCGACACAGGATATACTGAGTTTGTGCCGTCATTGTATTGCGGATCCGCATGGCTTCTAGCATCAGCACCCACAACTCGTACGCTTACTTGAGTTCTTGAGGTAGTTCTGCCGAAGGTAATACCGCTTGATGTTGTTTCTGTTTTAGACATGTCTTCCCTTAACTACTAAGTAAATAGATTATATATAAATTCTGCCTCTACGTTAAGAATAAGTTAGCCGACTATAGTTTTGCATGCCAAACCCCCATTGTTAGCTTCCCACTTCGGTGCCTTGCTCGATCCCCAGATATGGTATCGCGCGGCCCGTTCCTGACTTTACGATGGCCTCGATGTCGCCATATGTAGGACTATTCGGATCTAATTGCTCAAAAATGCTCAGATCAAGTTCTGCAATTGCCTTAATCCACGCAACCTGATCATTTGTTCGCGGGATAGTGTGGCTAACATATGCATTATCATATTGAGAGCCATGTGCAATGCCGCCGCCACTGGTTGAGAGAGAGTCTAGGGTTTGATCTACATTTTTGCCATACACCAATCTGTCTCCGCGGTTTCTGTGTCTCTTGTGTGCTGAGGCTCGGTGAACTTTATCGCTAGAATTACTAGCTGATCCTGACGTTATGCTATAATCTTCTTTATGAATTGTTCCTGTGGGGGACTCTTCAGCTGCAGCCAGCGATCCATCAGCGGAGCTTCCGAAAGTAGTACCTAGTGTTGTTGTTTCATATACTCTAGACGTAGCATCTTTACCTCCATAAAATCCATTAACAACCAGCGCGGATGACGATACTGCACAAATAATTGGCTGATTGCCAACTGAGCCTGGTATGCCCTGCATCAAATCTATATAACCTAATACAGAGTTTATCTCCGAGAGAATGGTCCAATAATAATCTCGTTTATCCAAATATTCATCATAATATCCCTGAGTTGCCGGGGCTTGGAGGCTGCCCACCAAAATCAAGTTGGTGTTGCCAAAAGCAACCAGTATTGCTTGTTCCAGGCGCCCGAGAGTATCTACAAAATCATCGCCAAGCTCAACAAGATAGGGGAAGCTAGCATAATCATCGTTCGCATCATGCACTGCTGATGAAAAGTTAAAAGTTGCTTTATTTCCGCCGGCATCAAACATAGTTAAGTGGGGGCCCTCAGCTATAGCCTCCTCTCGAGTTGCTACAGAAGGAAGCTTATTCCAGTCTTTGATCCAGATTCTCCCGTGAGCGGTCGACCCGACTTGGTCAAATGCGACGCCTGGTGTTGCTGAGGAGGTGTTAGAATAATCAGCAAACTGAGAATGTGCGCTAACACCAAACTTCCCAGAATGTGCCGCCAACATTGAATGACAATGCTTGCGCAGATGGTAATTTCTCCACGGAAGTGCATTGTGCACAGCAAAAACCTCATGAGGCGTTGTAAAGAACCCTCGCGAAGAATCTAATATATCACCAGGGCTTGAAAAGCGATTAACAAACCGCGTTTTGTTCTTTTGGTGCTGAATAACATCAGAACCAACAACAACACGGTATTTCCATGCCTCAAACTCAGTTCTATCTGGTAGTTTGTAATTTTTGCCACGTGCTGGTGAAAGAAGGCGCCCCTCGGTGCCAAAAGAAGATGCGGCGAGGGTATATCCAGCACCTAAGCCGGTATCTCCAAGCGTTGTAAGATACATGCTAGCAATTTCTTGCTGATATGTTCCTGAGGGTTCCGTAGAGTTGTCACCAGCGTCCGAAGCTTCATATATATCGCCCTCTTTCTTAACAAAATAAGGATCATTCGCCTCGCGACCAAACGTATTAACATATTCATAGCGATTATAATAATTGCCTGCTTTAGTCGCTGGTAAAACACTACCAAAATACTCACGTGGTCCAACTATGCTAGCTATCATGTGATTCTTTTTATCAGTAGAGTCAAGCTGGGCTGGTGTCAAAGAACCAATCTGAATATTTCTAATATTGACCGGTCGTTTTGCTAGCTCTTCTCTTGTGTGAACCGCATATGGGCGATTGTGGTCATCGTGGGTCGGGTGAAGCAGTCTAAGAGAGCCATATGGCCCGAGAGCAGGAAAAGGCGCAGTAAACCCGGTAGTAAGAATCTTTATATTATCTAAAGCGCAATCGGCGTTGTGTATGATGGGAGAGAAGTACACAAATCTAACAAAAAACTTGGTTTTTATGAGGCTGCTTATATCAATCTGCCCTCTCTTCCAATCAGCAGCCTGCGAAGTTTGTTGTTGGCCAGATAAGCTTGTCGCAGAAGACTGAGTGCCGTCGACATCCCATGTTGTCGTAAAATCAGTGCCTCCATCAGAAAAATCTGACTCATATGAATATTGAACCGATAAATTACCATGAGGCAAGCCATACATATGATATTTAAACTCAAGATACGCGGCGGATTCTCCAAGGTTTACAAAATCTGCATTGCTCAACAAGTCAATCATCGGAGTGCGTAAACCAAATATTCTTCCCAAATCATCTAAAGTTGGTTGAGGCGCTGCAACTGCATAATATGTTGAATTATCACCAGTTAGTGGGCCTGAATTGGCCGATGATGGGCCTTGCTGGTTTATTTTCCACCCAGATTCTGACGCTCCGGTAAATGTATGGTGATTGGTTACGTTCGAAAACTGGTTATCGGATTCCGTGGTTGAGCCGGCGTTGATAACGACTTGTATATTATCTAAAGCACAATCAGCATTATGTATAATAGGAGAAAAGTACACAAATCTAACAAAAAACCTAGTTTTTGCAAGACTGTCCAAGTCAATGCGCGCTGTCTTCCAATCAGCATCCTGCGAAGTTTGTTGTTGGCCAGATAAGCTTACTGCAGAGGTGTTTGTGCCGCCATAGTCCCATACTGTTGTAAGATCAACACCCCCATCAGAAAAATCCGACTCATATGAATATTGAACCGATAAATTGCCGTGTGGTAGGCCATACATGTGATATTTGAACTCTAAATATGCCGTATCCCCGCTGGAAGGTGTATAATCTGCATCCAATAAATCAACCATTGGGGTGCGCAGACCAAATATTCTTCCTAAATCATCTAAATTTGATTGAGGCGCTGCAACTGCATAATATGCTGAGCCGTCGCCAGTTAGTGGGCCTGAATTAGCCGATGATGGGCCTTGCTGATTTATTTTCCATCCTGATTCTGATGCTCCAGCTAGTGTATGATGATTTGTTATATTAACAAATCGGTCTTCTTCAGATGGATCATCTCCTGTTGGCGCGGGGGGTTCGGAGGCGCCCAATGTGGGGCTGGACCCAGACATTTCTGGTGGCATATTATATTCACTTGAAAATGGAATATCAAGCACAAGAACTTTAGATATCGCGCCTATAGACTCCTCGAAATCTAAAACCATATCAAAAGCTTTGCTGTCGCTTAAAAGCTCGCCGGAACCTTCCATAACCAAAGCCCAACCTTCGGGGCGCGACATTCTGTTGTCAAAATTATCAATACCGGGACCGTCTCCTGCCGTAACACTAGGTTGATTCAAGTAGGCATGTCTATACTGGTTCCCTCCAACATGTTGGTTTGTAAAGGGGCCCTGCATTGGCACTTCAAACGTTGGTCGATAAGAATCGTGATGATAATTTGTAAATTCTGTTGAACCTGAAAAATATAAATCATAATCAGCGTTGTAGTCTTTTGCTTTAAAGCTATCAAAAGAGCTTGAATACATATTGAACGGCAATAAACGAGTACTCTTATCGTCCGTGGGTTTATAATCGTCTTTTCCAGTACCATCTGCATTTGAGCTTGATAAATCATCAGCCGTCATCGTAAATGCTTTAATAATTCGCCTTTTTTTGTTTTTTGGCCAAGCATCCGGAATAATTTCGTCTATACAGTCTTTTGTCGGTAATTCATGGTCCCTATCAAGCCAAACAAAGTCATTATCACTGCCGAATTTTATAACACCTTTATAAAAATCCGGCTTTTGCTGATCATCTGGGTTACTGCCACCCTTATACGACTTAATAATATCAGAATCCAAGTGAACTAGCTTGCTAAGCGCCCTGTCATAGTAATATGATGCACTATATTGTGTTTTTGGCGAGGATCCATAAGACAAAGCTAGCGTATCGTTACCTGAAAGCTCGGTAATTATAGTTTTTAAGATTATATCTTTATTACTATCAACAGAAGCATCACCAGAAGTCAAAACACCGCTTCTTTCTGCTCGATTTTTCCACCAAAAACAGTTTGTGTTCTCAGCATGCCCCGTTCCATTGGTGAAGTTGGTAAAATCTAAACCTGTGTCACCATCTGGCTCTGTGAAGCTTTTATTTCCATCGGATCCGGCAGTACCTTGTGTCACAGTAATATTGTTTCCATTGGCCGCGGCGGTGAAGCCGATGGCTGTACCAGCACTAATTCGGGCAATGATTTGATCCCGAACGCCTGCTGCTGTGAGGTCAACGAGGTCGCCAAACCAAATAGAAGTAGTTGTTCCAGGAATATAAGCACCGGTGTTACTCGCAATATTTCCGCCCATAGAAATGTTATATGTCGTTGTAACGCCAGCAGCATCTGTAATCGTGAAATCTTTAGTGTCTACCAGTTGAGCTTCTGCGCAAGTTATGATTGTTCCTTCAGCGGCGGTACCGACGGGCGCATGGCCATATTTCCAGTTGTATAGAAGCTCATTAATGCCTTTAAACTGCTCAAATGGCTCTGGCTTGTCCATTTCAATGGTTGGAAACTTGTGAAAATACTTATTTCTCTCCAAAATATGGCTTTCAACCATGTTTCTTAAGAATTCAACCTTGTTTGCGGACGCAGGAATCAATTGAAAGATGAAAAAGGTCACCGCATCGTCAATCCACTTAAAATATTCAACAAACTTGTCTAAATCGGGCTCATTTTCGACACCTTCAAAGAAAATGCTTCTCAATTTCTCTAATTGCTTGTAAGATGGTCTATATCTATTAACTGGATCACCAACAAGGTTGTTAAAACCAACAATTGTACCAAACATGTTAACCATCTTGTCGGATATCACCTGATACATGCTCTTTTCAACCGATATTAGGTGTTGTACGTATGTTGTATCTCGCGTGAAAACAATATCATCCTGTTGATTGAGGATTTTAACCATGTCATCGCTGTTGGCGATCTCAGGCAGTCTTTGTTTCGCTGTTGGCACGAACTCTAAATCAACAGCTTCAGATGTGCTGACAACAAAATGATCTCCCCGGGCAGGGTATAGATACGTATTAATATCACTCATAACTCCATAGCGTTTATTTGTGCGATCATCTACCGACCCCGATGATATATCGTCAACAGCAAACTGACCATTCGCATCAGATCCAGTTACGTTGGTAAAATCCCAGTGAAGAAGCAATGTTTCTATCTCTGGGATTCGTACTTGCCACAAAGTTTGGGCGCCTGCTGTGCCTGCGTCCAAGTCTCCCTTAGATCCGGCGCCGAATAATGTATTTTTATATGGTTGAAGGCGCCCGAAGCTGGCCGCATTACGAGCATGAGCCCTAATAACTTCATCTTCTAGATAATCATACCACATTCTAACTGATGAAATTTTAACATCAGATGGTGTTATAAGATCGCCATTAAAGCTTGTTCTGTGGGCGCCGGCAAAAACTCTTTTCGCACTCTCAAAAAACTTTATAGCTGCAGCTTTGGTTAAGCCGTTGGCGGCAGTCAGGGTAAATTCATTTTGCAACGTATCAGAGATATAATTTACACCATATAGTTCAATTGTATAATCCACGATTGTTGGTGATAAAATTTTATCAGCCAAAGGATGAATTACTGGTTTAATTCTTACAGCAAGGTTCCACTTTTCATTATCATACACACCCTTAAAAGACGAAGTGGTTATAAGCTCTTCAATATCTGAACCGCCTACTAGCTTAAATTTAACACTCCTATTGTCATCATCTGATTTTATAGCTTGTACTTGAAAATTAACACTGTCATCGACTGCAAAATTAAAATTTTGATTCATATTCTCTTCTGTGTCGCTAGTAATGAGATGCAACCCAAACAAAGAAACTGCGCTGTCAGGATAAGTCGATGAATTTAAATCATCTTTAATCGATCTTTTTGGAAAAATAACCTCTGCTTCCAGTGTTGCGGCAAGCGATCCGGGTTCTGCAGTGGCATCCATATTAAACGCAGGAATAAAAGAAAGAGAGTTGGAGTCACTTGAATCATAGTATTGATATACAGTGGCACTATAAGCGTTAGAATATCCTAACTCTATTTTCATTCTAGTCTCTGGATCATCAAAATCCGCATACTTTTTTCTTAGCGCCATGTGAGAAACATTGTCTTTAAACTCATATGTTTCATTTTTTGGATATACGTTAACTCTCACCAATTCTTCATCAACGCCAAAACACCTTAAAAGGTTTCTAATAGATTTTGCTGTGCCCTTAGACTTCTGAATATAAGTTAAGTTATTGTAAATGTTCTGATAAATTGTATTTTTAACTTCATAAAGCTTCTTCTCAAATAAAATCTTTTCATCTCTATCCAAAAATTTTGCCAAAGCATCAGCATCAGCGAAAAGCTCTGGAGCATCCGTTCCGCGGGTGGACAACAACCTATCTGCAAATGGCAATGGTTTTTCAAAGTTTACATCATAGGGGTAGTTTATGTCTTTTATCCTGGGTAAGCTCTGAATCTGGAGAAATAATTCATCAAAATAACTTGCCATAATCTGGGTTAGTTGTCTCAAGTGATTCGAGTGTGTTTCGTCGGCCTCCGAAATCCAAGCCGGAAGGGTGCGATATAAAGACGTCACATTTTGGTGATCGTGTACTGCACCAAGAATCTTCCTTGACTCTGCAAGGGCAACAACATCCGGATGAGAAGAATATAAAATAGGATCTTTATATTCTTTGGTTCCGGCGTCGGCCAAAACAATAGCGGAGCCTGTATTTCTCGATGGAGTCGCCCCAGATTCCCTATAATTTACAAAAACTCCATTAGAAATGCGACCTGAATAGTCTAATATGGTTTGATCTACACTGGCGCTTCCTAGTATACCTTCATTAAATTTATAATACACACCTAAATCAATCAAATAATCAGTATTATCATATTTTACGTTATCTGTGTTGGTGCCTGCGCCCACTTGATCTTTATAATATCTTCCTATTTGTTGCGCAGAACGCCTTGTTTTCCAATAACGGAACTCATCAAACGATGCAGAAACTATATTGCCCCAGCCGCGGCCGGCATAAAAACCAGCAGAAATATTTCCAACCGCAGAAGAGGCGCTTTTTTCCGTTGCAAGGGCTCCAATAGCACCCACAATTGCACCATCTACTGCTCCGAGACTAGTTGCACCAACTGCCTTCGTTGATTTGTGTTCTCCATCCAAATATAGCTCAAACTGACCATAGCTTTCGAAATTGGAGATTGTTGTGACACCAGATTCTGGGTTGGCATTATAAAGATTGCCTATATTTGATCCGGCGCTGTCTAGAATCGTTGTAACGTCACTTGCCGAGGCGCCGTCGCCCATTTCCCACCAAGACACTAGCTTGCTGTTATCTGCAACATATACTGAGTGTTTTTTTGGATTAATATAAGTTCCAGAGTTATAAAGCTCTGTCACCTCTGCAGCAGATAACGCGTCAGACCAAACAGTCACTTCATCGATATAACCATCAAAAAGAAAAGCGATATCCTTGTTCGAGCCACCATCTCTTCTTGCTCCAACAAGGAGATCAAACCCAGGCTTCATTGTTGACCCGCACACTCCAGCATCTAATTGTGGCGCGCCATCAACATATAGCGTGTGAGTGGTGGTATTACTAACAAGAACACAATGATGCCAATTTCCATCATTAACAACAGAATCAGAAATAGAAACATTACTATTTCCGCCGACCGCTCCATATAATTTACCGGCGGTGGCGCCGGGGCCCCGGACATACATTCTGTATTGCGCGTCGGGGTCTCCATCAGAAAAATCAGAGCTGATTCCTATGATACTTCCGTGACTTGTGGTCTTTATCCACGCAGAAAGTGTAAACGAATCATCATCAGGATCAAAATTTAAATTTGACGGCTGTCCAAAAGATATAAAATCATCAATACCATCAAATTTAACCGACTTGCCAGAAATCTTTTTCATGGTAAGCGCATGATGATGCCAGTTTCCATCAGCTAGCGTCGACAGTCCCGTATCGAAAGATGAAGAAATTGAAACTGAGCCTGAGTCATAAGCAATATAGATGTCTGTAGGCTCGGTTCCCTTTGCATATGCTCTTAAATTTCCATATGCACCACCACTTGATCCCGTGTTTGCAACATTAAAGAAATATTCAATTGCGCCGGCACGGCCGTCAGGTGCGGTAACCCAGCCATCTTTTTTGCACCAATATTCTACAGTAATACCCTTTACGGGGTCAAGCTCAAGATTATTTGTTCGCTGACTAGCTGTATGGTATATATTCGCTTTTGATGTGGAATTTTGTTTCTGGCCAGCGGATGCAGGGCTTTTAAAGTCTCCACTTGGGTCTGGGTGGGGGCCTCCCTTAATTAAAACATATTCTGGTGCACTACTACTATAAATGTAGTCTGTGGGGTCGTGGACTTCCGTTGTGGTATAAGATGAAGCAGTGGGGTTGATCGTGATATACCCATTTGTTCTTGGATAATCATTTTCATATACAAATAAGTCTATGTAGTTGCTATTATTTTCCCATTCAATTTTTTCAGCCAACGAACCATCGTAAGGATACGTTTTGTAAATCCTCTCTATGGCCTGGGAATAATATAGCTCTGCTGATCCAAAATTAGCAAAGTTTGATGCAGTCGCAAAATCGACATTAGGAAAAAATCTTTCGCGGCGAGTTACGTAAGCATCAACGAAGCGCGAAGACTCTAAATCTTCACGAACATCATCTTGTGATTTGTTCTTTAAAAATTTTAAAGAATGCCCTTTATCAAAAAAGTCTTTAATGCCCATTTGTATTCCCGCTCATAGTTAATCTTCAACTCTAAATTTGAATATTTCCTCCTGATCCTTCCAGGCGCCGGCGATATAATAAGATAACTGAATTCCGTACATATAGCCAGCCTCCAAAAGAGACATATCAAAATCAAAATAGCTTCCAGAAGTATCATATGAAAGATAGGTGTGATATGGTGCGCTGCCAGTACCGTGCGAGAACAAGACCTTGCCATCTACTGTTCTAAGAATAGAATAAGAAGCACTAACAATGGTTTCTCCCTCAATATTCTTATTTGCAACTGTGTAAACTGTTGGGGTAAAGTTTCTTGCTCGAGCAAAGACGCGCATGCGCTCAGATGTGTTTTTTCGGCTATATGAATCTTTCAAATTAGTAATTGTGGTTACATATTGAGATTGTGTGTTTGTTGTCTGCGAAGTTCTTGTGCGCACAGTTATCGATCCCGTGTGATAATCACCTCCATCGTCGGCCTGGGCCCAGATATCGTGCACGGTAGTGTAAGAGCCTGTGTTGTCAAAAACAACTTGCGCTTGATATATGCCTGTTTCAACCATCGAAGCGCTAGTATCTGTAACTAACGCGGAACCTGATGGTGCGGAACCTGAGCTGGCGTAGATAGAACACTTTACAGTCTCCCCAACAGATGTAAGCTGTCCATCAACATAATTGTATAGATATAACGATTGTGTATTAGCGGTGCTGCATAAAGAACTACTAGCGTAGAATTTATTCCTATCATCCGTTTTTCTATCTTCCCATCGAGCCTCAATCACTGGGCGCCTAAAGAAAAACTCAGAACTTCTTGCAAAAAACCTCTTTGTGTACATAGACTTAGTAATGCCACCAGTATTTTGTACCTGCGAACCTGAGTCACCTATTGAACTAGAGAAATAAGCCTCTTGACTGCCTGTAACCATAATGCCAAAACCGTAATCATCTAAACCAACGCCCGCGGTAAAAGTGGATGCAGCCGTAACGTTAGCTAGCCCACTAGTAATTCCAGTATTACCGGCGCGGGTTGCCGTGGCTTGTGTTAGTGTCATTCCCTGGGCGCTGCCGTCTGCGGCCCCGGGGAGCCCTGAGACTGTTATTGTGTCTGTGCCAGAGCCATGGCCGGCATCGCTTTCTATGGCTGCTTTCAGTTGAACTAAAATTTGATATTGATTATCTGGGTTTTCTATATTAACACCGACTGCGCATGCAGATCTGCCAGCTATTGACGTGTACGTGGCGCCCCCAAGGGTATCGCTGTTTGATAAAGCTGTTCCTGACGCTTTTCCACCAGCAACTCCAGTATTTGATATCACATATTCTACAATTCTACCAGCAGAATCTTCAATGACAAATTTTTGTCCAGCAGCAAGGTCGTCCATAACGCCAGCAACAGCAATTGTGCCCTGAGCTACGTTAATTGATGCGGTGGCCGCTGTTGTGGAGGTGCTTATCCACTCCTCAACCAAATCAGTGACGTCGACTTCTAAATCTTCTGATCCCGTAACAAAACTAGCCGTATACCAAGCTGCAGAATTTTGACTGCCAGAAATATAATCTCCACCATCTCTTGTCCAAGCAACGCCCTTGGTTCTGTTGTCCCAGTTCGAGCCAGGGATTGCATCTTTGGTTTTATCACCATGGTTAACAAGATCTAATCCTGTTCCTTCCTCCCAGGCTCTCGCAACTGGGAATATGCTCAATGTAAGGTTTTCAGGCAGCTGTTCGTCATGACGAGCATTAAAAAGCCTTAAATAAAACTTTAAACTGCTCGAACCAGAAGCTGGAATTGTTGTTGCTGTTCTATCTGCTTTGATTCCTGCCGTGCCAGTGACTGGAAACTTGATTAAAACACGCGAAAGTTCTGAAGAGCTGGTTGAATACTGCCCATAAATGGAAAACACTTCAAGAATATCATTGGCGCCGGCATTGGAGCCTGTGCCTCGGGCCGATAAAACAGTATCATATGCATTTGTTATGGTATTATCTGCTTCTGCGTAATATCTTTTAATAGCCATTATCTTATAGTTCCTTTAATGTCCAAGTTGGGGTATTTCAACTCATATATAACATCATTCGGAGCATATTGTATTCTTCCATCAGCAGAAAGATGCTCTCTAAAGTTTAAAGAGTAATCTGAATATCTAGCACCTGTTTTCGAAACAATCTCGACATCTACAACATCTACAATCTCATCTAAATTATTTAACACATCATAAATCTTTGAAATATATATTGGTTGTCCAATGTCTAGATTTTCGGCAAAGATGTCTTTAATTGTATTAATAGCTACATTTAAAGCCTCAAATTTATCTTGGTCTGTATTGACAACGGCTGAAAAACTAATACCAAAATTTGCTACCCTTGCATCAAGAATATCAATTGTATCATTAAGCATTTTATATTGTTGTAAGAAAACCTTCAAATTGTTTTTCAAAACCTGGCTTGATGTAATCAACTTACCATCATTGTCTTCGGAAGTAACATACAAATTCAAATTTCGTTTAAATGAATCATGATCTCGAATAATTCTAGCTCTTTTTACTTTGCCAAACTTTGGCTCCATCCTATAAACTAACGATCTATAATCATCCTCTGTCACTGCTCTGTTTTGAGTTGCAAATAAGTCATTGATTCTTTGTTTAAGCTCATTAATCGTTGGCAACCCCACATCACCGGTGATTGGTTGCTCGTTTGTGCACTCCAGGCTATCTCTAACAAGGCGAATTTTATTTAAATTAACGGCATTATCAGGAAATATAAATATAGGATCACCAGGATTGACAACAGTGTTCGTTGCCGTATTAGCAGTATCAGATGTATTTGAGCGATATACAATTCTCAAGATAGTGTTTGCGGGTGCGACGCCAAACTTATCATTTTCTAGAAGCTTTGAAGGATCAAACGATTCATCAGTCACATAGTCTTTGCCGTGCATCTTTAACACCACATTTGACGGATGAGTTAAATTATCTATCTTTAATGACTCTTCAGATCCATAGCCAAATTTTAAAAACGTTTTATCGTTTCTGACAAAAGTAACAAACCGCCTTGGCACAGATGTTGCAACAAGTACACTTGGAACATAATCCCTCGTAGTATTGTCTTTATTTACTACAGTTCTATAAATCGTATCCTGTGATAAAAAAGGTACTTCAAAATATTCATGCCCCTCGGTGTCTGTAACCGATACAATCTCTGTAATATTTTCATCGGCAACGGCCACTGTTAAAAACCGTTTAAACTCTCCAACAGTAGCTAGCTCATCCAAAGTCTCGCCAGAGATTACTCGACCATATGCCTTAACAATAAAGCCAGTTGCGACACCGGTATCCTGATCCTCTGTCGCAACAACAACTTCATTATTACTATTTGCAAAATCGACATCATCAATTAGCACATACGTATCACCAGTATTGGTGGTAAATTTAGTATCTTTAACTAAAACTGGCAAATAATTTACATCTGGGCCAGTACCATTTGGTTCACTAGGCGCCAATATAAAAATCGACAACACGCCAGAAGAGCTAGCTCTAAGGCTTGGACTATATCCGACCTGTTCTCCTAGCCGCAAAACATTATCATATTCAACAGCAGTATCAATAAAAGATTCATTTGCTTGATAGTCTATATAAAAAGACAACATATCGCCCACATAAGCTACTGTGTCCAACATAAGGGAACCAAACGATGCTTCCGAGAAATCTCTAAATACGTTTGGATAATATCGCTTTGTATATTCAACTAAATTATCTTTAATGCTGTTGAACTCTCTGTCTGTATATCTTATTAATTTTTTACTTTTTTTGCTCATTAAGCTATTTCCTCGCTATTAATAACGATAGTTGATTCAAAGTTCATATTTGGTACTGAAAAAATAATTTTCACTGATAATATGTGACGATCTATCAAATCAGTACCAGCATTGTCATCAGAGTCAAAAAACATATTTTCAATTTCTATATATGGCATATATCTAGCAACCTGCGCATATAATCTTTTTTCAATTTGATGAGGAACGTGATCACGATTCTCAAATAAGAATCTGCGGATCCCAACACCAAAATCTGGGTTCATTATCCGTTCGCCAGGATTTGTTAAAACTAAATTTTTGAAATTTTGTTTAATTTCATCATGATAATTCGTTATCAGGGAATAAACTCCGTGTCTCGAATCGGTAGAAAGTGGCAATAATGGACCTATTCCCTGCATAATATTATCCTTTTATTTAGTAAATAGTAGCTACTATAATTCCTCTGCGCACTTCTCTTGCCAACTTTTCGCAACACCTTCAGCTTCTTCGTCTTTTAGAACGTCATATGCGTCACTCATCAACAATACTAAGTATATCATACCAGGGATTGTGCTTGGAGGGCCAACGTAGAATGGTGGCGGGACAATGCCGCCCCAATACGGGGTCATGGATGGTACTAGCATGGCCCATGCCGAGGGCAGCAAAAAGTTAGATCCAAATATATTTTCCATTACCTTTTTGGTGCAAGCCAGCTGGCCGCCTTTTTTATCGAATTCTTCATCGCTCACACCCGTCGGATCACCTGGCCTAGGGCACGGGGCTTTGAACTTTAAGTCTGCTGCATCCTTTTCGTCCTGCAGCTCCTGAATTTGCGCTAGAAGGCCCGCATACTGGCCAACCATCTCCATAAGCCCATCAGCTGTTTCGGTAAACTCACCCCATGTTGTTGTCCATTTTGGATCATTATCGCCGGCGCTGTCGGGGGCGGGCTTGAAGGTCTCATCCTTGACACCATCAGGCGCTTCAGGGTCGTCTGGAAGCGGCCGATACTCTACTTTCCAATCTTTTATATCTCCTTTCAACTCCATTGTGATATTACCGTCTTCGTTGAGGTCCGTGCCTGGAATCGTGGATCCATCGCCGCCTTCCGGATCTACCAACTTTGGGCCGGCCTTCTGGGCAAATCCAGTTTGCATGCCCTCGATGGCCGGCTTCATCATTGCAATGGTCATTTCAACCTTCGCAGCTGTCGAATTGGCAGCATCAATTGCTCCTTGCAGCCCCATCGCATATGCGTTATAAGTTGTTTCTATGGTGACAATAACCACCTGATAAACGGCTTTTGCTAAATCAATATAGAATTTAGCAATTGCAATTGCAGGATCTGTTAATTCAACAAAGCCTTTGAGAACCAAAAGCATCGCTTTATAAATAATTTCTATAATTTGCTTTGTTAAGCTTTTATCTGCACTGTTTGGGCTTGTACTTTGCACGCCGGCTAGCAGGTCATCGCGCAGGTGGTTTTTTACTGCTGACGGTATAAACGTGTAATCATCAGCACCATTTATAAGCCCCTCGAGCAAGCCCAAGATTAATAGTTTTGTTTCTTCTAGAAGTTTTGTTGGGTCACCAATAAGTTCCAATATGCAATCACTAGAATACAAAAAGCCCAAAGCCATGTATCTTTTAACTGGGATTAAATGATCAAAAACCAACTTAAATTCTGGGGAATCTTGAAGTTCAGCTAACATGCCTTTTGCGAGGTGTTTATAGTAAAACCCTCCCGGATTTTGTACAATGGAGCGATACATGGCTTCGGGGCCAACAACATCTTCACTAACATATGCAAACTCGTTAACCATCTCATTCATGTTCATTTTTTCAGCTTCTATGTCAAACATTCCAAGGCCATGTTTAGCATTTATAATATCTATAGATTTGCCGTCTAGGTCTTCTACAACAGGCTTGTCATAAGAAAATTCATTAAAATCATAATAACTGTTGCCAACTTTAATTTGTCCATCAACATATTCAACTTCTCTCTCAATTTCCACAATTGGAATATGTAATTCATTAAATAACTGTGGCCACCAAGAACCTTTCCGCTGTTCTCCAACATCCACAGTATCCTCATCGTACGACCGTGACAACTCATCTCCCCGCACGTTAATAAAGGGCCCTCCGGTATCAACAACAGAATCATCTTTATTATATTTATGATCAGCCAAAACAATAGTTCTTTGAGACAGCCCCGCCTTAGAGTTATTCAAGCCTCTTTTGCCCATTATTGTTCCAATCGTTTCGGTGGCCTTCCACTCAAGGTGCCCCGGGGTGGCCGGGCCGGACATGTTAAGAGCCCTGCTTTGTACAACGGTGCCAAAATTACTAACATATGTCATTCGAAGCCCCATCTTAACGCTCTTAAAAAATGGCTCAAACCCAAAACGTTCATAAAGAAGCCTAATTTTAAAATTGTCTGGTTGGTTAATCCATGGAAAGAATTTATAATTAATAAACCATGAAAAAACCTCCAGAGGAACAACACCATATATATGTGATTGAAACGGGTTAGAAACAATAACGTCGGCGCGCCGATGGTTTCTTAATATCGGGTCCGCGCCAAGAATATCACCCGCGTTGACCACATTTCCTTGACTCTCATCATCACAAATTTCGTAAGGTTCATAATCTAAATAACGCAAATTAAGCGCGTCGCGGCCGGCCTTGGTCTGATCTTCAATTTTTACATAAGTTTGAAATACAAAATTTCCGGCTCGAGCATTAAGCCCATTTCCAACCAAGTATTCGTGTTTATTTTCAAATTGACTTGGGTTTGCAAATAATTTATCTTGCAATATTCTCTGCACTCGATTTTTCTTGAAATAACTTTTCCCATAATCCATCAAAGTCTTATAAGTATAATATTCACGATCTTTTAATTTATCACTGTTCGTTTCAATAGTAGGTTCATCTAAAAGCAATATAGGATCAGACGTATAAGCTCCATGATAAGCTACAGGTACAGAGTGAAGAAAGTTTTTCTGTGAAATTCTAGATTCATTACCAGAAAAATCCTGCGTCGGAAATTGTATTCGCCATCTTTTTTCAAAAGGATCATCTGTGTGCTTCGCCAAGTCACCACCATATAAATATTCTTCGGCTTCAGGATCTACGGAGTCTTGAAAATCAGTAGCCATCACATCATACATCGAGGAGATGTTTTCATCGGACAACCCTAGCGCTTCGAGTATATCTCTATACTTCCAGGGCTCTTTGGCAATCTCATAGTACGTAATATTATTCATCTCTTCTACACAATTGTCGTAAGCGTCGCCTTGTTTGTCTTTACAAATCTCGCTTATTAAAAAGACGCTTTGAAGACCCACCACATTAGCGTCTACGCGCAGCGCGCCCTCTGTCGTGCTATGCCCAGTCGACTGGTGGTGGGCCGTTTCCGCCAGAATCGTTAGGTTCTTAGCTAACGATTCTGGGTCTGCGGCTGCGAGTCCAGCCGCCTTATATGTTGTGTAATTTCCACCAATGCCGGTTTGAATAAACCAATTTGACAAAAACGGAGCATGATAATAAGAACTATTTTCTAGACGACCTAGGCCATAATTGTGTGTGTATGGGTTGTTGGTTAAATAAGGAACAGTCACATAATCTAAATCATATTGTTCAGACAAACCGTTAATAGCCATAGTATGGTTTGCAAGCCTCTGTTCGTTAAACCGGCCCTCTATATCGCCTAAGTATCCTTTTGACTCAAGTTCTGTTGGATACCATAAAAAATTAGTTTGTGGCGCATCATAAAGCATTTGTAACTCATCTTTAAAGCCCGCGTCCCTAGAAGTTGCTGTCGATAAAACTAAGTTTGTATTAATTTGATTTCCATATCGGAACATCCCCTTGATAATGGTGCTAATGTTGGCTGCTTCTTTCCTCATTAAATATTCAAGGCCGCTCGAGGACTCGAGCACAACTCGCACCGTCACAACAGGAACATTTTCTTGCTTTTTCATAATGTCATTAGCAAAATATTTTAATAATTTAATATCCTCATCACCGTGGATATCTACGCGCAAATCTTTGCTCATGTTGCGAATCAACATTTTTGTCATAATTGGTTGACTAAAGACATCATCAATATCGTACGCATCCCAAGAAATTACTCCGGCAAGACATAGTTCCAGCGTATATACCCTTATCAGAAGAATAACAGCTCCCTCCATTAGGGCTTTTTGACTAGCTGTGTACTCGCCTTCTTGACTTTCATATACGTCCCTGCAAATTGATTTTTTGAAAAAATCAATAATTTTTGGCTTAACAGAGTCAATTTTAAAAAAGTCCGTTTCGGTACCTTCAGGAAAATTAGTTGTTGTGTCGGCTGACAACTCCTGCAACTTAGCCAGGCACCTTGGATCGTGATGTTTATCAGTAAGCGGCGTATTTAAAACCTTATCCCACAATTGTGTCATAAACTTTTGTTGATTTAACCTAGATAATCTCAATTTTCCAAATATTTCTGATGAATAGGCTAGCCTGCAGGTTGAATAATCATAAGTGCCTAGAAAATGCAAAAATTTATCACGAGAATCAGCATCAAGCTCACCACCATTGCCATATTCCCTAAGCAGTTTTTTTAATTTGTGCACCATTAGCTGTGCAAATATGGCTTGATTGTAATTTTTATTATCCGCATTGGTCATCTGATTGTCATACGTGGTAGCCAGCGATGTGGCTGCGGAATATTGAATTGCGGTCGCGGTGGCATCTGCAGCGGAAAGACCACTGAGATCAACTGGAAATTGTGGACCTGGGCCCAGAACTGGTATTGAGCCACCTGGAGGGTTCTTCATTACTTCTTCGAGCAAGCTGCCGACCTCTTTTCCACTCCAACCATGTTTGGTCGAAAATGTTCTTCCATAAGCACTAACATTATTCATTTGTTTTAAAATATTTTCACAATCCGAAGAATTAACAATTCCAATATCTTTTAATAAATTTTTCACCCGAGTATCATATTCCTCTGTGAATTCAAAATTGAACTCAGAGGCTTGTATGCGACTATCTTCATACATTGGCATTGTTGGATCCCATGGTCCCGGCCAGCCTTTCTTTGTTAATGTTTGGCCAAGTAATTTTCCTTTTGCAACCTTATAACAGTCTTTCATCTTACTACTGCAAAGCGCTTTTTGATTAATGTTTATTGGAAATTCTTGATATAACAATGTATTATCTGTAACAACACTATCAAAGCTATTTTGAGTCGAGCCAATAGACTGCAAAGCTTCGGGCTTCATAATATTTTTGAAGCTATCCAGCGCCTTCTGAGCTTTTCCGCTAGCGAGACCAAAAGCCTGGGGGTTTTTAAACGGCATTGGCCAATACAGTACATCTGGATTGAAGTTTGTATACAAATAATAATCAAAATATTTTCTTTTTTTATTTAATTCTTCTTCTTCTAAATCTGCTTCGGCGCCGGAATGAACTCCAGGTGTTTTTATTTTATAGCCCCAGTTTAAGTTATAATACCAATCCTTATCAGCAGTGTCAATCTCCGGGAATGTATTAATGGCGGCAAGAAAGCCCTCATGAAGGCCATGCTCTTGGACCAGGAGTTCTACCGCGGCGAGTTCCTCGGGGCTCAGGCCCTCGGGTTTAATTTTCGTGATTCCCGGATTAGCACTATTATGTTGTCCGGGTACCACAAGACCACCTGCAACTTCTAGAGGGCCTTCATGAAGCTTTGGATAAACCGCCCACATATGATGCCCGGTTTTATCCCACGTGTAGTCGGCGTCTTCGCAGGCTTTTTTAGTGGTGAGTGAGATGGAGCCGAGATTTCCATATTGATCCGTGGAATGCTCATAGACATCCAGGAGTATCTCACCCCCCTCAAACCGCCTGCAAACACCTCGCTTACCTGACCACCTCTCCCAAACATACATCTGCTTGGCCAAGGATGACATCCAGAAGTCGCGCGCGTCGGCGAAGACTTTCTTGGCCGCTCCTTCTCCTTCGACCGCCTGGCGGATCTGGTAGAAGCTTTTACCACCGATGGTGGGTGGGATTATCAGGGGGTGTTCTTCATTTCCAGGGTAAAACCTTCCTGCGGCTTCAAGTCCCTCGGGATTTTCTTGGCCATACTTAAATCCAGGATAGTCTTTGATATAGTATTCATAAACCGGTTCTTGCCCTTTTTTCCATTGTGGTATGAAATCACGCACAGCGGGATCGTATTCATAAATTAATTTAGTTTTTACATCTTGTTTGGGCATCAAAAGACCATTTAATGTCGTTGCAAAGCCCTTTTCAGTTGTCTTTCTATAAAGCGCAGGAGGAAACGTTTCTCGCATTCTAATTTCTTTAGTATTATCAAAAGCGCTAATAAATTTTTTATTAATAGGGGCTGAAGATTTGTTTCGCAGTGGCCAAAGAGGGCTTGTCGAATCCATGTTTTCAAGGTGGCTGTCTGGATCTCTAAAAAACTCTGTGCGCACAACAAAAACCGGCAAAATATCTGAATATTTGCGTTTGGGATTGTACTGTGCATCAAATATAACGCCTCCATCCTCTTCAATGCTTTCATACAGTCCCCACCACTTTGGATAAAGATATCGAAGAATGTCTTTTTCCAGCCCAATTGCCACTCCAATTGGCATATACATAAAAGCAGACAACCAATCGTTTTGCGGCATATCAGCATAACTAGCAATAATCTCAAATGCTGTCTCCTGGGCGGCTGATAACCCCAGTTCCCCTAAAGCTGTTTCACCCACAGTCAGGTGTTCATTATAAAAGCCGGCCTTGTCCACGGCTTCTACCGACATACCCACAAAATTTGCAAACAATTGTTTAAAGTTGTTTCTTCCGTCGCCCCGGAGCCACCTCACCCTCTCCGTGGATGGCGTGCGGCCTATGAGCGGAGGGGTCCCATCGAGCTTGTAAAGCGCCCAAGAAGTAGATCCATCTCTTGGTATTAGACTTCTAACCTTCTGATCCAAAGAGAACATTCTAAAATACTTTCTTCTCCACTTCGCGCCGCCGGTGATTCTTGACAAGCCATAATAAATTCTCGCCCAGTCGGCAAGGCTTAATACTTTTTTATGAAAGCCGGCAGGGACGGTTGCGGTAGTGCCATCCTCGTTTTTTTTGTTGCCTAGGCGAAGTTCATCAAGATTATACGATATCATAGGCAAATTCACCGGCGAGCCCGAGTTGGGCGCGAAATGTGGACTTCCAAAATAAGGGCTGCCTAGGCCGCCGTTGCCAGGGGCTGGTATGGTACCATGGAGTTCTACCTCTTTAGGAAATTTATGTGCATATACCTCTTTTGCATATAACTTCATCATACCGCGGACGTGCTTTAATTGAGACGCGCCGGGAAATTGGTTCGTATACGTCCCAACCGCGTTGACAAAGTTTAAGGGAAGCGCTGATTTATAAATTCTACCTGATTCGGATTTAATATCTCCCGCAAAATGACCAATATTTAAAACAGTTTTTGCTTTATCGCCCTTTAAACCACCATCCTTCAGTGACCGAGTGCCAGTGCCATGGGGGACCGCCCTGAAGGCCTCTTTCTCTGGCCATAATGATATTCCTGCACGACTATATCCTAAAATATTCACAGCACTTCCGCGCGAGGAGGCAGGAACATTCTCTGTTTTAGTATAAGTTAAAATAGTATTTACAACATTATCAGAGTTATATTTTCCTAATGCATCCTCACGTTCTTTTTTATTTAACGTTCGGCCGGCGGCCGGCACTAGAGACCTTTCAAGGGGTACCAAAACTAATTTTTCAATTTTTTCTTTCGTTGCGTCATTCATCGCTCTATGCGCTTCGATCATTTCTTCCGGATTATTCAACAACTCTACTGCTCGTGGCGGTTGAGACAAAAATTTAACACCTTGCAAATCTCTAATCATAGCAGCCTTTACGCCATCTAAAAAGTTGTCTGTAACTTTAGACATAGTATCTTCCATGGCAGGTGGAAGTTGAAAATATCCATTTGGGCCGCACGGGTGCGGAAGCATTGTTTCTAGAACATCTGAATCTGGAAATATAAATCCTGCGAAATTTCTTACTTTATTACGAAGATCTTCCAATTCTTTTTGAATTTGCACATCACATTCTTCTGTTGTGAGGCCTTCCATCTGTAGTTCGGCGCATCGAGCATCCCAATCATATTGTGCATCGCATGCATCCAAAAGAAGTGGTTCTGTTGCTTGAATTGCGTCACAAATTTGCAAATCAACGTTTTCGCTAAGATCGATAAATATTTGTCTTACATCTGCAGAATTGTCAATACCAGTTCCCCACACTAGTGGCCATTTTTCTTTCGTTCTTTGCAAAATTTGCGTAACCGTAAGCTCTATGGCGGTACCCTGCAACATACCACATAGTTGTAAAGGACTTAGATAATCAATAATATCCCTCAGCCATGCAAGAAAATTAGGCTGCGGATCTGATTTTGGAAGATTTCTTGCAAAATTATCCAAAGTCGGAAGAGGAATTGTTGGTGGTGCAGGGCGCGCAGATGGTCGTCGTGGGGCCTCCACCGCTGCCTCCTCAAGACATTTTTCCAGAAGATCTTTCAAGATTAAACTGAGTATTTCACCCAATATCATCCCCACCATCATTGCAAACGTAGCAACCAACTTATCTGCATAGTCTTTAATAAGATCATCCGTTGGTAAATCAGAAGGCATAGCCACAGAAGGAATTGAATCAAACGGATTTCGAAATTGTCTTTTGAGCCTAGCTGTAAGGTTATCCCACCAATTTTTCCATGCTTGTACAAAATCTCCTGGTCGGGTAAAAAGCAGTCCAGGCATTTGTAACAAAGGTCCAACAATAGCTTCACAAATTGCCTGCAAATCCACAATTCGTTTCAAAAATAGAACAAACTCTTTAGCTTCTTTTGCTGTATTTTTAATATTAGTACCAGATTCAGCTGAGCCGGGAAGGTGGGGAACAGGCGCGTGGTATCCCGGGGCGTCGGGGTCCTCAGCACGTCTTTCCAAGTCTTCGCCAAACTTCTCAAACGCCTCTGCAGCCGTAATTATGCCACCTGCAATATCGGGCGTTGGAGTCATGATAGCTTTAATAAGGCTCGGGCTAACCTGCAAAAAACCATCCTTAACCAGCGCAGCGCGGGCCTCTGCCTTACTAAACCCACTTTCAATATAGGAATCTTCCAAGGCTGTAATTTCTTCAAATGAATATAGCTGAGAGTTTTCTCTATCGACTGGATCCTCCCAAAATGGCTCAACGGCTATAGGCGTTCCTTTGCGCTCCAATGCCGCTATTTCACCAATCAGGTGAGTGCCGTGTGGAAAGGCCGGGGGGTCCGGCGGGATGCCTATTGCGTACCGGTATTCTACGGTGCCAGGACCTTCGAGGAGTCTAGCGGACAAAGCAACTGCAATGGGTGCATCTTCGAGTTGTTTATTTTTGATTAACCCTTCGCCAAACTTCTCTATAAACTCTTCAGTGGCTTTTTCCGTTTCATATGGCTCGCCTGCTTGCCCTTCCATCAAAGCCACAGTATCTGCCCCAAGCCTGGCGTCGATATAATCTGTTGTATCTCCGAAAAATAGAGCTAATCTAGGCATATACCTGAATATCGTTTTCTTTATTTCGTCGACGCCTATTTTTTCAACCAGTTTTTCAATCGCAACCTCACAAAGCGCGTTTGCTGTTATGGGTATACCAAGTTCTTTTTGTAAGCAAGCTAACAATAAAGCTATCAATCCAGCTACATCTAACTTGTGTAGGAACCCGTCATACAACGTGAACAGAGTATCCCAAGATGCGAGTTCATCCCAAATCGCTCCTGGTAACGTTACCGAACCGCCGCCTCCCGAGGAGGACGTGGCCAAGGATTGTTTATATGATAATTCATATCTCGAAGATTCTGGATCCGTTGCGCTTGTGTCTTTAAGTACCATCTCCAAGTACTCCCGGCCGCAATTTGCCTTTACCTCCTCGAGGAGCTTCTTGTCGTCTACGCCAACAGTTGTATGACTATCCTCCAACTTCGCAATCATCTCTGCGCAGTTAAACTTTGCCGGATCGTGCGCCCTATCTTTCGAAAGCTTAATAAGAAGCGGGGGAACAGTATATGCCTGCAAAAACTTGACCCAGTTATTTGTAGAAAAATCTTGCTCTATTGTGTCTTCATAAGTCACTATGTTTCTATGTGCAAAAAAGTAATGCAGAGTTCTACACCCTTCAGCGTCTAAAAACTTATCTCGCAACCACGGGAGGGCTCGACGGCATGCAATTGCAGATCTGCTTATTTCTCTCTTGCCAGCTAGCTCCTCCGTGGTTACCTGAGGATCAAAAAATAAAAGTTCATTTACAGCGCCGAAATCTCCGGCCCCCTTTCTCATGGTTTCTGGATCCGGACTGTATAAAACAAATGATATAGTTTGGCGCACATCTGCGCCCATTTCAGAATTATCTCTAAGACCAATTTGTATTAAGGCCTCGCCTTCGGAGGCGCCGGGCGCCAGGCCGGCTAAAAAGCCCTTTCTAAGCTGATCCGTTAAATAATCGCGGTCGACGCTTTTTGGAGGGGCTTGTCTTTGCAAGAATTCTTCAAGTTTTGTTGGAAAATCTTTAATTCTTTTTATCTGAGAATCGATATTATAGTTTATACTATTTTTATTTTGAATTATTCCGCCGCCATCCTTAAATTCGGCTAGCCTTCCTTTGATTTTAGTAAACACCTTTACTAAGTTATCTGATATTTTTTTGACATCAGTCATCTTCATAGTGAAAACAAAATCTCTTCCTGCATCAAATTCCGCAAACATTTCTTCGTTTCCTGGCGAAAACTGCTCATAATAAAGGCGCTGTGTATTTGGGAGCGCTTCGATTATTGAAGCTGGAATGGCAAACAACATTTTTGTATTATTTGCAGTTGGGGCGCCAGTGGAAGTATGCACATCAACAAGAATTGTCCAGATATCTTGCAAGTTCTTGAAATCTTCATTTGATACTGACTTGGCATTATATTCCAAAATCATGTTCAAAGCCTTCGAAGCAGAAGACTTAGATTTTGTTTTGAGATCGGCTTTTTTAGCGGCACTTATCTCGCTCGAACTGTTCGGATCTCCTGTTGGTGTAATTATTATCTCATCTAATAGATCCCCCAAAGATTTTCGAGCAGAATCAATCGTAACAAAATAATAATAACCCTCTGACAATCTTCCCGTGGGGCGCTCCAAAAAATTAATAGACTTCGAAGTAATTTTCTCGTCAGGGTAAACTTTGGAATTATGTTCATTAAAATTGTAATAAGCTAATTGGACATCACCATATTTAAGGCCTTTCCAATTTAAGTTTGAATCAGGTTTAATAAGTGCGGCGGCATCGGGCATGAGAGGACGAGGATCCGGAGTGTTAACAGAAATAAGTGTATGATTAACAGCTGGGTCTTCGGGCTTTAAGGCGGTGCCTTCCACAGGGGGGGAAACTTTACGTCGAATATATTTTGGGCGCGTATACAACACCCTTGTGCTATTCTTTGTAAATTTACTTGTCTCTGTATCTTCTACTTGTGGTACAAAACCCACCCACATTCCAGTATTGCTTAAAATAAATTCAGTAATTCGAATACCCAGGCCGCGCTGGAAGTCAACACCACTCGCTTCGAAACTGCCCTCGAAATCGACCAAATTGCCGGCATTATTTAAAGCTTTATACGCTTCATCATCCCAACCATTCGCAAGGGGTGGGGTGTGGTGATATGGTGCATAACGTATGGGGAGATAAGCCTGGTTCCCGCCCTCAGCCGACTCGAGAATTCCAATGTAGTGTGGTGCAGTTGGAGCAATAGAATCTCCCAAGAAAGCTTCAAGCTCTTCATCAACCATGATAATTTCTGCAGATGAGGATGGGCCGGCCACAGGTCTTATTTTATTACGCGTAAAATAAGTCTCTCCAAAATAATTTAAAAACTGGTTAGATATCTCAAAGATATCGGCTGCGGCTGGGCCATGATCGGAGAATTGTTTGTTTACATTGGGTGTTAAATAGCCCGCCAGAGTGTTGAGGGTGAGCACCTCATCATAAGTTAACTCACGATAAAAGAATTCCTTATCCAATTCCTCGTCTGCTGCTGTAAATTTAAGGTATGACAGCGTCAACGTGCGCCCATCTAAAGCCTTTATGGCATTAAAGTTCGACTTAGTTTCTTCACTGGGTCCATGGAGTTGGTCGGACTCGACTTCGGAATCCTGAAGTGTAATGTTGTCTAGACTGTTATAAGTATCAACTGCGCCCCTCAGCGATTCCAAAATATCATCCAGTTTTTTTATTTGATCAGGTGTGAATGGCATGCTTTACTCTGTTAGTTCGTCTTATTAAATCTACTGTTGATATAATCTTTTCCCTTCATCGTTAGAAAATTACTTCTAAAACCAGCCAAATTTGTTAAATGTTTCAATATAGATAACTCTGTTTTTGATATTTGTTCAAAATTAACCAGCTGGCCGCCAAACTGACACTCTAAAGATGGTAATGTTTTCTTGGCAAAGAATTTTTCGATGTGTGTATGATTAGCCACAACTTGATTATATTTCATCTGGTATTTTAAATAACCATGAAAAAGTTTCCCCAAACTTTCTAAGTGCTTTGACAGTTCATGTAGGCATTTTGATAGGTTATTTCCCACAGGGATTGGTTGCAATCCTTTTTCATCATTATTTGCCATCAAGTGAATTCCAGACCATTGCTGTATTTGCCCACCTTGAGAATTAAAAGTATCTGTGTTGGTTACTAGCACGAGACTCTCTCTGCCCACCAGGCGCACATTATCAGCCTTCACTGTAATGGCAGATTTTGCCTTGGATTTTGTCTGCATACCTTCTTTCAAACCAATATTAAAATTTTCATCAACATCTGTTTTTTGTGATATATGAATTCTTGCCGCATCTAAAAAGAAATTTGGACTAGTATAAAAAGGCGATCCGGATTGATCCGCTTGATTTGGCTTAAAACCACCCATACCAGCGACAATATCGACAGAATCACACTGGGTATATCCTTTTCCACCATAACCACTCAACTCGTTACTTGAGCGATCATTACCAATAACAATAAATGCATTATTATCTGGACCTCGGTGCACCAACTCGCTCTCGCAATCGATTCTATTAATCTTGGCTTGTATACGTTTTTGCCCAAAAACTCCAGAAATACCTCTAGAATATTTTTCCCAATTAGGAAGTTCACACAGGCGGCGTTGGGCATCTGGCAAACCATCACAATCAACTGCTTTTTTCTTTGTATTTGATGTAAATTTTTCATTTCGATCATTAAACGACGACATGGGTGGGCGCCCTGCATCTACACCCTTCATTTCCTCCATGCCTGGATTTGAAGAGTCTTCTATGTTGTCCGCGGGGGGTGGCGCGGGCCCAACCGTATTATCAAAAGAGGCATCTGATTTTTTCAGAGATTCATCTTGTTTTTCCGTTGAGCCGCCAACAGTTGCACTTGGGTTTTTAGCCTTGGCCGTCTCATAAAATTTAGATGCCTCTGCGTAATCCGAAGTTGATATAGAATCTTTAACAACTCCGTTTTGGTCGACAACCTTAACAGAGTATATCGATTGGGCGCCGTCTTTTGTCGGCACAGTGTATTCAAATGTTTGTATGTCTGTTTTATTAGCCATTTTATAAGTTGTATACTACTCCATTGAGGCGCGCTGCTTCTGCAATCTCTTCAAATGTAATAAATGACTTTCCTCCCCAAAACTGAAAATGCATATGATCATTAAGAATTTCTGTTTTCCAAGATATTGCTCTTACTCTATCTACAACATTAGTAATACCAAATATTCTGTCTAGTTTATCTTTCTCGGCTGGAAGCCAATCACTTCCTCCTCGATATCTTTTTCTCATAAAAGTACCATTTCCCCACCTCATTCCAGAAGTTTCGCAAAACACCAATACCCACAAAAGAGGGTTAGAGTTTATAGGACATATTATATTATCTTTATGAGCAGACGTTAAGTAAGTTCCTAGATCTTCTTCATAGGCTCCATAAGCACCATCATAAGTCTCGCTCCTACGCAATCTATCGGTAGAAGCCCTATCCCAGAAGGTTTCGGAGGTGCCGCCGGACATCCCCCACCAGTCTTCATAAACGTTATCCATTAAATCTTCTGCTTCTTCGGCATACACTCCAAGCGCGTCAATATCTTCATCTCCTACTGTTCTTTTCATCCAAGCATTTGTAAAGACACCTCTAGTCCAATCGATATCATTTCCATTAAGCGACGGATCGATATCTATAGCCAGCCCCAAATCATGCAAAGATATACCGGTATCTATATTTGGTGTTTTTTCCTTACGATATCCAGCAAATATTCTGAAGGGGATATATTTAGACGTTACACACGCAGTTTCCCAGCTGGATTGAATTTTTTGTGCTAAACACCCCCACACCTTAGTACCATAATCACCGCTGTTAATGTAAGATATATTACCGCCAGATCTTCTTGTTAGGTGTTTTATTCCTGCCAGCTGGTAACCTGGCGTTCTTTTTAACTTGTCATCCTTATTGCCGGCCATAACATCGCTCTTTTTTGGATAATATGGAATGTGGCGCGCAAGTTGAACATAATCTTCAGGGGCGGCGCCAATGTCAAGACTTCCACACTGTACAACTCCTGCTGAATAGGCACCATTAATTTTTCGAGATCCGCCAAATATTCCCAAGGAGCGCGGTGGAGCTGGGCAATCTGCTTTTGTCGCAGTACTAGACTGATCGTCAGTAGAGCCTAGGATTCGCTTTCGTGAATCTTCTAAATGTTTTTTTCTCTGTGTTTGAACATACTCTTCTATATAACCCTCTACCATTGGCATCACTCTAGAATCCTTGCCAGGCGTCGTGGATCCCAAAAAAGCACGGATGTTTTGGCGCTGTTTATCACCCTCGGCCCAGGCCGGCATATAAAAAGCAGAGTGAGCTTTGTCTATATTTTCATTTTTTTTCGTATCTTTTTTTACCTGTGATAACCTAACGTTAACACCTCCAGGTTCTTTAGTCAAAGAATCAGTTATTGCCTCCAGGGCCAGATGCTTTGGAAGGTTTTCTACCCACATCATCCAGTCCCTATCTGCCAGCATAACTTCTGTTCTTGCTAGTTCTTTCAAGTCGGCATACCACAGCTTATATGCACTCTGTAGCGCAGAGCCTGGGGATATATCAAGTGTTCGCAAGTTACTTCCTCCCACCTTTACACAGAACCCCCAATCCGGATTTAAACCTTCTTCCACAAGACAAATGTTGTCTTGGCCGCGATTTTTAAAAGCTACAAGAAATTCATCAAAATACCCCATTTTTGATTCCAGTTCCTGTTTTCTTGCTTGCAGGTCCAACAATTTTGAGTTCATAGGCTTGCTAGCAATAATATCTGCGTGATCAGGAACTTCACCATTTAATATTCTTGGAAGACTCGATCTCATAAGTGGAGGCCTATTAACTTGATCCGCAACAAAATCATTAATCGAAGTCATGGCCATTAATTCTGGCTTATCACTAAGATATAATGATGTAAAGTTTTTGTTTGTAACACTAGGGGCGGTAATAGGGTTAAAATGACTTTTCGTGCGTCCGATCTTTCCAGGTTTATAATATTTATTAAAACTTCCAGGATCAAAACCAAGACCGCTAAAAAAGCCATCATTTTGTGCACTTTCAGAATCATATTTGGTGAAATAATTAAATTCTAGTGGTTTGCCTTCTTTTGCCCAGGCATTAACCACCTTTTCATAAAATACAACAGCAGGAAATTTATTGCCCAATTGAGGACTTTGGCGCGCCGCTTCATCCGCGGCGCTATTAACAAGATCAATTCTATCAATTTTTATATCAAATGGATTCGCGGCGCCCGCATAAGTTGACATAGCCGCAAGTGTTGAAACGCCAGCGCCAACCGCGGTGATAGAAACATAATTAATCTGCAACCTGGTAACGGCGCCCAAATACTTTCCTATAACCTCCCCAACTTCTCCGTGAAAACTTGAAAAATTACCTCCGGTATAAGAATTATCAAATGTAGAATAAACCCTCTCCTTCCATCTATTAAGCCCCGTCACTCTCTCGGTGGCGGCGCGCGAATGAGAATCAACCAGGTTCTTCATCGCCTTTACTGCTACAAGGTTCTTTTCAGCTTCTGGCATTACCCTTTGAATGTCGCCATCATGTGGCTTGGTGCTGCCCATTCCAACGTCTTTTCCTGTTTTAAGCTTGCTAACTCTACCATCATCTTGCAGTTTAGTTCCATATCCGCGTGAGTGCATCATCTCTGGTATAACTAAAATAAAATTTCTACCAGACGCCATCATGCTTTTAATGGCCGGCCCGATAATTTCTTTAAAGTCAGTTTCGTTTTCACTAGCGTTAACAATCGATTGAGCTACTTGGGTGCCAGGGCCATTAATCCACGCCATCCCGAACCCGGCCCGATCATGAAAATAATATTTTAACTCAATGGGTACCCCGGTATCTAGATATTTTGGTGCATATATGATTGTTTCTCTACCCAAATCAGGTGGCCTGTCAACATAGTCCATATAGCCATTATTTTTCATATGGCCTACCCATATAAATGCATTTTTAAAATTTGGCGCGCCGCCATTAATTTTACGGGGATATGTCTTTGAATGATGAACGCTCGGCGCGGAATCCAAGCTAGCCACAAAATGAGCTTTTGTTTGCGCAGAGCCCTCGCCAAAAACACCCAAAGATATTTTGTTCTTTACCTTTCTCACCAGGCGCCCAGAATCAATAAGGGCAATTGTATGACTTGTATAGTTTCCGCCGGCTGAACCAGCCAGCTCTAGAGGACTGGCACACTTTGGGGAAAAACCAGATTTTGCCGAAGTTCGAAGCTCTCTTACGTCTGCTGGTCTGTTGCCCAGGACTCCAACAATTGTACCAACAGGAAGAGGGCCGGCATTATTTGTAAATGCTCTATTGTGCTGGACCCTGACTATGGTACCAGGACGTATCTCAGACAATTTTGGCATATCTGGGTCAATTGCGACATATTCTGGATAGAGAGAAATAATCTGCTCATCTCTTTCAGATGGTGGCCAATTCTCCGGCATTGGTAAATCCGGTGTTAATCCAAATATTTTTACAATCGCTCGAAGGGGTGGTTTTTTACTTTGAAAAACTGAAAGTTCTTCCCACCATGGCCTTGTACCTCTTACAGATAAAAGTTTGGTTAATCTACCACTAGTACTAGCATCATTGTTGGCCCATGGGCCTGAGAGTGGCGCCAACACTAATCCTATAGTAAAGTTTTGATCTTTAAATATATCAGGTGTTGCTCCGGAGCGTCGACGAGCTTGCGCATCATGGTGACTATTTACACGCGGATCGTCATAGTCGCCAACAATTGAGGCTCCGGAGGGATCGATTTCGTCATGTGAATACGACTCCCACACAGCATATGGAGTCGATAACGTTACAGCTTTGTCTGGATCTTTTGCCACATTTTAATCCTCATTAATTAAATCATATATATCCGATTTTTCCATTGACGATAAGCCTGTAGCAGCGGAAGCTTCTTTTCTACTTAATAAAGAAGCGAGCTTAACAAGTTGCTCATTAGATCTTTGTAGAGTTTCAAGATATTTTGCTGCGACGACGCCACAGCTTTGATGTCTCTCTTCTGAAGCTTTCATGTAGCCAGTAAGGTGGACTAACAAATCTGTTGCCAAGGCTCGATCATTCTTAATGTTGTCAATCGCTAACTCTACAAAATCTCGAGAATCTATATGCTTCCTTTTTCCCATTCTTTTTTAAAAGTCCTATACCTTTGTCTTATTCTATTCAAGTTATTAACTATTTGTTTAGTATTTAAACCGGTTATCTCTCTCATATACAAGTAAATAGCCTTTTTGTTGAAAATTTCAATTTCATCTACACTGTCAAACAAAATTTTAATCGCCTCTAAAACTTTATGCTCGTTGTCTTTTAGCTTCATGTTCTCCCAGTCTTTTATCTCGTCAAACAAGTGCTGCCAAAATTCAGAATGTTCACGGTCGACCAGATAAGGATTATAAGAAACCATATCTCCTTTTTCTAATTCTCTGCTAGAATTTTCAAATTGCACTTCGCGCCTGAGTGCTTTTGAGTTTTGTTTCACTTTATGGATAAACCAATTTTTAGTTATAACACTAAAATAAGAAAAGGCTTTGGAGTTTCTCGATGCATCATACTTATCGAGAATCGTCATCAGCCATATTTTGCAATCATCTTTAAGATAATCGATATTTGGTAGATTGGAAAATTTATACGTATAAACTATTTTATTGACCAGCTCTGAAAAAGCCGGCTGAATAAGAGTTATATAAAGTTCTGAGCGCTCATTAACCTGTTCCGTCTGGGTATATTTAATAATTGCGTTTTCATGAACCTTGGTAAAGTATAGATTCTTCTTCCTCTTGCGGGTTGTCTTCTTCATCATCAATTTCTTCTACTCTAATGTCATAATATTTTTCAAGCACGTCGATGATATCATTGTTTACGGTTCTTGAGTGATTAATTAGGCCTTGCAAAACTGGTTCGCCATAAAACATCTCCATACCGTGTACTTCATCTAGCTCATCTGAAAAATTCTCTATGGATTTTAAAATTTCTAAGAGGTCTTCTTGAACGTCACCAACATTTTGTAAGGCTTTATATGCATACCACGCTAGCAATACATTTATTACCGCACTAAGATACAGTAAAAAAGGTACCAAACCCCAGAGAAAGGAAAGCAAAACACCATTCAAAATAACCGAAATGGAAATAAGAATGTTATTCATCATCAGCCAAACCGTGCTTAAAATTTTCCCTCATATTTTCTATTTCTTCTTTAGTATTCTCAATATGTTCTTTTACAATACTTCCAGGCTTTTGAGTTTCTATAATTTTTTCCTGTAAGTTGATTTTTGACGGAACTCTTTTTAATACATTTGTTGATCCACACAAGCCACAATCATTCTGTTTTTCAACAATTGCGTGATACATAACCATGAATTCCTCACACTTCAAGCACTTATATGTATATTTTGGCACTTATTAAGCTTCTTCTGTTTCGTCCGAAGAGTCTTCTTCTGACAATCCAAAATCGCTCATTTTAACCAGCGGGGGGTTAACAACATAAAGCTCGTCATTAACAACTTTAAAATCAAGCCCCTGAAGTACCGGTACGATATCACTTTGTTCTAGAAGAGATTTTTGAAGAGCCATCATGACTGCGCCTAAAGCCTCATTAGATAAATTAAGCATCTTCTTCTCCTTGTTTAATATTATAGCCTCCAACTTCAACGAGGCTTTGAACTATTTTTTCATGAATATCTTTTTCAGCAAAGTTATCCAGGATCCATCTTTGTAGCTCTTTTGCTTGTTTTCTAAATTTCTCATAATCCTTATAGACGCTATCCATGTTCATCTTAACCGAGCCGGCTTCAGGATGTGCCCACATAGAATCCTTTTCAATTACGCCCGGCCACAATGCAAATTCTTGTACTGGGCCAAGCGTATAGCTGATTCTGGAAAACATTGCCTTGTTTCTTTTTTTATTCTTTTTGTGTTTAACGGGATTATACAAGAAATCTAATTGTCCACTCCAATCCGGAGCGATCACTGGCATGCCATTATATGCTGCTTCAAAAATAGGCAACCCAAAACCTTCGCCATGAGTTGTGGTTATATACGCATGAAGCTTGGGGTGAGTATATAGAGAATTAAGCTCTTGTTCAGACAAATAACCATGCAAAAGATATATTTTACACTTATAATCACCAAGGCGCCTTAATTGACCTTTCATAGAATTTACAGTGGCGCGCCGATCTAAAATACAATTTTTCATTAGATTAGCCTTCAATACCAGCCCAACATCCTCATTGTCTCTGAACTGGTCGACAAAAGCTTGTACAAGCTGTGGGACGTTTTTCCTAGGAGACCACTGTTGTACCGAAAAGAAATTAAACTCAGTTTCTAAATTAAGATCAAGCTCTTTTGTAGACTCAAAAGACTTTACTGGGTAATTTATAACATCAATCGGAGTTTGCAGAGAAAGGACCACCTCTTCTCCTGTTTCCCGGGATTTGCCCTCATATGAAGTGTCCTTATACACTTGCGCTGAGTGCTTAGAAACCGTGATAATCCTATCCATTTCGTTGCCCTTCTCTAGCCACACCGGAGATGTCTTTGTGGTTTCAATTCCAGCAGTAACACCAATATTTATAGGTGCAACGGGCTCCCACTCATTAGGAATGGTTACTTGCACAGTCATATCAAAATCTAAAGGCCCGCCGGCCTCATGCAATTCTCGCATTGTTTTTTCTAAACATTGGTCGATCCATGTTCGTTCTTCATTATCTTCCCACTGCCACCCGGTTTTACCCCAATTGGTGGCATGCAAATATACATCAAATAAATCTTCTCTTGAACGAAGTGCGCGCAAAATCAATCTTCCATGTTCTCCATAGCCTGATTGCGTCAAAACGGGCGCCCTAAGTAAAACTTTTTTTGCAGTCATATTATACCTCTATTAACTCCCAAGCTTGATAATTTCTTCTAGTTTCCCACGATCCATGACGGTCGTTAATAGCTTTCAAAAGCGCATCCCAATTTTTACAATAATTTTTGTAATTATAGTTTTTAAGTACATGTTCGCGCCCTAACTCACCTATTTCTTCCAACTCATCCTTTTTGTTGTAAAGTTCCATTAAGGCATCCACAACACCTTCTTGGCTAACTCTATCTTCGTAAATATAAGGGATATCCTGAGATCCTATAATCGATTTAACTGCTGGCTCGATCCCAACGCCAAACCAATTTTCACCATCTGTAACCTGTTCTTGCAGTCCCCCAGTCATGTTAACAACAATAGGAGTTCCACACGACAGAGACTCTAAAGTAGAAAGACCAAATCCTTCTGCATCTGAAATATTAATTGTTACATCTGCAAGATTATACATCATTGCTAGTTGTTTGCTCTCAATTTTGTTGGTTGAAAACTTAACCTCTCCGTTTGTTATTTTGAGTTTATGCACGATTTCTTCCAGATTAGGACCATTTGGATCGTCTACATCCGTATGCATAATAAGCTGTGCTTTATCCTTGCCAACTTTTTCTAGAAATTCATTAAAATAAAATATCAGAGATCCTGGCAATTTCCTCCGGGCATTTCTATTGTTCCAAAAAATAACAAACTTATCAACAGCATCTGGCATAAACTGCTGTTTAGCCAATTTTCTCTCTTCTTTGTCCATTGGTTTGAAAACCTCGGCGTCGACCGCATGCGGGATGTGGTGCACCTCTAAGCCTGGAGATACGTTTCGAACAATATCATCTGTAACTTTCGAGATAGACACCACAACGTCATTAGAGGAGTAAAATGGCTCATTATAATCCGGATATGGATAATTGTCCCATACATGATAATAAATCATTGGCATCAAGGGCCTAATTTCGTCTTCCATTTCCCAAAGCCAACCAAAAAACCTAGGATCTGTCATAAACCACATCATATCTGGTTTTTCTGTGCGAATAATTGAGCGCACAACTTCATGTGTACCGTAACCTTCAACTGGGTAGATTATTAGATCGTCGCCCCACTCTTCAGATTTTTGAGGAGCATAATCTTTATGCTTCATGGCGCCTCCTAAATACCGGATTGAATAATCTCCAGTATTAAGCAAGTGTTCCATGATATACCGAGTTTGTGTTCCAACCCCAGAAGGAGAATACATATGATCGGATATAACCAAAAGTTTAATTTTCTTTTTCATGTTTACCTACAGTGTTTAGTTTTATAAAATTCACACCGACCACAAGAGAGCCGGTTTTTAATATTAATATTATTATCAACATTATATAAAACCTTTTCCATCAAGTTAAGTGCCTTTTCTATTTTTTGTTCTCCACACGACACTTCAAATATTTCAACGTGATTTTTCTTAGCGGTGCGCTTGAGTAAACCAAAATAAGTTTTGACTTTTTTAGGGTCAATACCATGTTTTTGGCAGAAGAAATGCTTATAATAAGCCAACTGATATGTTGTTATCCTGTCGCTTTTCCGTCGTGCATTCCAACCCCAACCACACGTCTTCCAATCCATTATGTGATATGTATCGCCTATTTTTAGCACCAGGTCGATATATCCTTTAAAGTGTTTATCGGCCGGCATTTTTACATGAAGCTCCTCTTCAACAGAAATAATTTCATGATCACCAAAATACTCGGTTACTGACGGGACTACTAACTCGGCTAATATTTGTCCATTTTCGCGCATTGTGCGAATTAATTCTCGATCTAATTCTACATCTGGAGTCTTTTTGCGTATTTCCTGCAACTCTTCCACAAATCGATTTTCAAAATACGAAGCTGGATTAGCTGCTGTTTTATCAACTAAGAACTTTTCGCTAACAGCGTGGATGGCTTTGCCAAAAGCGGTAAACTCATTTCCGCTAAAAAGACGAATATCATTAACATATATTAAATTATGTTTATATGAACACTCTTCCCAGGTTTTTATTTCAGAATATGATACATAATTTCTTCCACTCATTTTAATCCTTGTTTTTTTTGACTGGGAGTTCTTGAGCGCTAGGTCTGGTTTTTTTACTTGGTTTGCTATCATCGGTTTTTAAATTTGGTTTAGCTTTTTGAGGAGCCCGCCGTGCCTGTTTAGTTTTTTCAAGCGGATAAACATAAGCTCCCGTATGGTTGCAATGGCGCCAATTGTCGATTATAAGCCCGTTTCTAGTATAACTTACTGTAAAGCCTTCAATCCTAGTGCTCTTTACTAACTCCCATGCATCAGCGCCATTAAAAGATAAATTTTCATCTCTTGCGAAATTCTTCTTAGGCACCTCTACCAATAATGTAAGTACTTTATTCTCTTTGTCAACCTTAATCTCGTGTTTGATAGTCATGTTCTGCTTCTCCTAGATGAATTGAATCAATTTTTGAAAATACCGCAGGGGTAACTTTCTTAACTACTTCTCTACCTCTTAAATAGTATTCTTCGAAGCTTGTCGCAAAATACTCAGTTAGCGAAGTCACACTATAGCTATTTAAAAACATTCCCTGATCGATATTTCTAAGTTTCTCATACCCAACCTCGTTGTGCAAGAAAATGTCAAAATTTAAATCATACTCTGGGGTGATAAAATTATACTGTTCTACATCGTAACCTTCATAATCTAGCAAAGTTTCCAATTTCAACCTTTTAGATAAAAACTCACTTTCAATTGCATTATCAGAATATATTTGCATGTTATAATTTTTTTCTACTGCATGAGCATATTCATGCAATATATCATCCATCATATCTGCGTCGTTTGTTTGTTCATTAGTTGTATAGATAGCGCTATCCATATACGTTGCGTTGGTTTGTTTTATATCCAAAAAATCAAATTTGCCAATATAAATAATATCTACCAAATCCAAAATGTGGTTTGGCAGCTTCTTTGTAATCGAACCCACAACAGAATTAACATCAATATTTTTTGGAA